GCTGACCGTGCGCGAGGCGTGGAGACGGGGTGGATCAGCGTTGAGGACGCGCGCAAGCCGGTGCCTCGCAAGGTGATCCTCGTGGCCGTGGAATGGATGCGCAGAGGCGAGGATGACGACGGCCGGCCATTCGAAACGTCAGGTGTCGACGTGACCGAGGGTGAATGGGTCGGCCCGAGCGAACACGGCGACGGCTACTTCGAAAGCTTCCAAGGCGCGCACGGGGACTCTTATGGCGTCACCCACTGGATGCCCCTCCCCACCGCCCCTTCCAATCCGCCATCTGTTGGTGCGCCCGAACCCGAGCCGCGCTGGAAAACCGTTGGCGCAACCAGCCCCGAAGAGTACGAGCAATTCCTCAAGTGGAAGGCTGATGGCAAGCCATCTGCTGGCATGGGGGAGGAAGTGTGATGAGCGACCTCGAATTGATGCGCCTTGCTGCCGAGGCGGCTGGCTACGAATTCGTTCGCTACTCGGAGTGCGGCGATGGCGTGCTGCTCGCTGGCATCCAAGATGCATGGCGGCCGCTCACCGACGACGGCGACGCTCTGCGGCTGGCTGTCCAAATCGGCCCGCTGGAGTTCTCAATCAGCGAATACGGCGCCGCTGTGCGCAAGCTGAAGGGGCAATGGGTTGGGTGCGAAGCGCACCTGCATGGAGGCAAGCAAGCCGCCACTCGCCGAGCCATCGTCCGCGCCGCTGCCTCAATCGCTACTCAGGCGGGCAAGGGGATGGAATGAGCCGCACAGACAAACTTCGATTCGCTCTTATCGCGATTTCCGTGATTGCTGTTGTTGTTGTGGCCGCTCTGACCGGCTGCTCTGTCAAGGACAGCACCGACCCTCCGGACGGCGTTAGCGGTCTGATTCCATACACCGACGCGCTCACCGGCTGTCAGTACCTGGCGCGCTCTTATGGCGGCGCCTTGACTCCGCGCATGGGCGCCGATGGGAAGCAGATTTGCGGGAAGGACACCCATCATGACCGATAGCACCTCGCGGGCGACCTGCGTCGATTTCACTACGAAGCTCGAAGCCGAGTTCAAGGAATTCATGAACGAGCAGATCGATGCCGACGTCAATGGAACGCCGATTCGCCGAGGCTCCACAATCAACGACACGATGCGCGTCGGTCTGGAGTTCGGTTGGATGGCTCGCGCAGCCTGGGCCGCCAAGCAGTCCATCCCCTCCCAATCAGCGCAGGCAGAGGCGGTGGCGTGGATGGATGGCGACTGGGTGCAGACCGAGAAGCCTGTCGATGCATGCAGCGGCGGCAAGTGGACGCCTCTCTACGCCAATCCGACACCCGAGCCCGAAGTCGCGTGCGTGATGATCGAGCGCGGGCTCGGCCTTGACCTGAGGCATGAGCCGGCCAAGATCCTCGCCACAGCCATCGATCACAAGAACAGCATCACGGTCGTCATTGCGCCAGCCGCCCGAGAGGCTGCGCTAGAGAAGGCACTGCGGGCGATGTTGGCGGAACGCAGCGGCGCGGCTCAGCTCAGTGACGCATGCTTCGCTGCTCGTGCTGCTCTTGGGGAGGGATAATCGTAACATGATCCCTCAAACTATCCACGCTATCCCTTGCGCCAAATGCGGCAATGAGTCCTATCTAATCCTCGGCCCCAAGGTCGAAGGTGGCCAGGTGACGATTCAGCAGCCTGTATGCACCAAGTGCGGAACGCCGTTGGCTGGATCAGCCGGAACTGCCGCTGTCGGTGCTGGTGGGACAGGCTAAAACGAAAAAGAGACGGCCACCCCGTAGGATGGCCGTCCAACTCTCACACGCTCTGGTTTCAATAGGCAATTTTGCCGGTTGAAAATAATTGTTGACAACTACATAGGTTCAGGTTATTGTGCGCGCATTCGCCGGATAGGAACCGGGAATCGTTGCTTGGGCTGAGTCGCGCGGCTTGGTCGGTATGCGTCCAAGCACCTATTTGGCGAAAGACGGGGCTACTCTTGCGCGGGGTAGCCCCGTTGGCTTTCTAGGCCAGCATTCCTATATCGCAGCGGTGACGCTCAATGTCGCCATGTTCACGATGGATGATGATGCATCGCATGTCGCGGCCTGAGCGGTATCCCTGCCCTTGGTGCCAGGCATCCCGAGCTGCGAGAGTTCGGAAGTATTCCACGATACAGCCCCGATACTCTTTGCTGTCATGGTGGTGGACGTGACCGACGTACCAAAATCGGTGTTTGGTGTCGCCCCATTCTTTGGGCTTGTCGGCGGCCATGATTGACTACAAGTCGGCGCCCTTGAGGGTGTCGCCGTGAGTCGAGCCGATCAGCGTTGATCCAAACTGGAAATACCATGCCGGTGCAGGCGAAAGGTCAATCTCTACGGCAGGATCATCCTTGAAGAAACAGGACAACATCAGGGCCAGCGCGTAGGAGGAATGACCGTCGTGGTTGCCCCGGTTGATTCGGACAATTACCCGAGCATGCTTTTCCCGAAGACGGCGGATGCAATGGATTTTCGCGTTCAGTCCGACTTGCTGCACTTTGGCCCAACGTCCATCGACGTCGAGTTGGTGCCCTGATTGGCTTTGATTGCGCTGGTTGTCGGCGTGGAACATATCGCCGAGGTTCAGCAGCAATGCTGTCCCCGCATTGGGAGAACTGGATACAAGCCTATCAATCGCTCCAGTCGTCAGGCTTTCCGCAATCGTCAGGTCAAAGTCTTCGCCAGCGTCCTGCCACCAAGCATACATACCAAAGTGCGGGTCGCCCATGGGATAGACGGCTAACAGAGCATCATCGCAAAACTTCGGATTTTGCTTAGGCTTTGGCAGTGGTTTAACACTGCTTGCGAGTTCCAGTGCCCATGCCTCAATAGCCTGAAGTTGTTGGCGGTCATCAGGCGACTGCCTCTCCCACGTCCGCTCTACTTCACCGCCCGCATTGCGCTGGACGGTGACTTTACCCATGAGATAGCCTGGCGCGACTCCGCTGTTGAAATGGCCGGGCGCATATCCCATGCGGGCTGCCTTCTTGCGCAATCCACGCATAGATTGACTGACACCGCCTTTGTTGATACCCAGCGCCTTTGCGGCTTTTGTCTCAGAGCCATACTTTTTGATGGCGTCCATGAGTTCAATTTGCCGAGGAGTAGCCCACTGGCGAAGTTCGTTGAGGTCGCTCATTTGGCCCCTTTCGACAGCAGTTTTTCTAGGGTGTTGACGATCCGGTGTTCTACGCTGTACTGGATTTCGGAGGATGCATTGGTCGAAACCACGTGTGTCAGTTCCGATAGCATCACATGGAGCAGTTCATGAATCGCGGTGGACTCAAGCGCTTCCGTAGTCACCGGTTGCGGCCAGTTTCCCGTTTTGTAGACTGCGAGTCGGTCGGGATAATGGCATTTGACCTTGGACATGGCGCCGGCTGAATTGCCTCGGCCGCGTTCAATGCGCCAGTCCAGAAGCCCAAGCCGGTCTTGCCATACTCGGATATGGAGGTCAAATTCGGCGTCTTGGTCAGAGGTCAGATATGGGAGTTTTGAACTCACTTGACTGCCTCTACCAATTTCGCTTTGGAGTCAGCGCACTCGTTATAGAGTTGGCCGATAGCGATAATCTCGCGGAGGACTTCGGCGCCATTAGGGCCCTGAAGCAGCGGAAGCGGCGGGCACGGCTGAAGCAGCGCTGAGGGGATCAATGGCTTTTCCGGCAAGGGCTGCATTGGCGTTGCGCAGGCCGTCATCGTCAAAGCAAGCATTGCGGTAAACCGGCCGATCCACGATCCGGTCGACGTTGTGAGTGATCGTCGCATAGGTCGTCTTTCTGGCAGTTTGAGCCGCCAAGAGTTGTGCGGCAAGGTCATCGTTGCGCTTATTCGCTGCGATGACCTTGGCATGTTCGACGGCTTGTGCCGCTGCCACGTTGGCTTGGCATTGCTGCGCGCCAATCTGACGTTCGCTATGGACGAACCATGCGAAGGCGCTGAGCAATGCCAGCGCCAGAATTCCAATGCCAATCGCCTTGATAGCGAAGGTGGACAGGCCGAACGGCATCAGGGCTTGGGCTGAGTTAGCGCGGACAGCCGTTGCAGCGATTGCGCTACGGCCAGTGCATTGGCCTGCTTACGCTCGGTGGCTGCCAGAATGATCTTGTCTTCCGAGGTTGAAGTGGCCGCTTCCAGCAGAATGTCCGTGGCCGCCTTGATCGCATCGATGCGCAGCGCATTGGACTTTTGCCGCGTCATCCACGCGTGCGCGACAATGCCGCCAACGAACAGCACAATGGCCGCGCCGACGTAGAGAATGGTCTGTTCCATGTCTATCCCTAGTGTGAGGTATGCTTTTCTACCGCAAATCCTGCTGATCGGCAAGCGGTTTTTACTGAACGGCAGGCGCGTCCGGCTTGAGTTTGAAGGCAGCGCCAGCCGCTGCGAGGACGGAACCGGAGCCGATGCCGTAATGCTCCATGTCGAAGTCCACGCCAGGATGAACGGCCTTGAAGATGACCAGTCCGAGGCCGACTAGGATCATCAGGGCGGCGCCAAGTTTGAGGACACAGAAGGTTTCGCCGTCAACCTCGGTGAGCATATCGTGCAGGAGTTTGAGCATTACACCCCCTGCGAATAGGTTGCGCCATTCGGGCCAAACGTGGCCGTCAGGGCTTGATGCCGCAGACGCGGATCGAAGGATACATGGCACCATTGTCCCTCTTGGATGCATTTGTCAAAGGCGATATCACTGCCCGCAATCGCGCGTGCAATCATGAGTGGCGAACCGTATTCTGGGCAAATGAAGTCTGCCGCATACCCTTCAATGTGCGCTGAGTCCGGAACGCCACCCACCGCCTTGTTTAGTGCAGGACAACGATAGCCACTGTCAATATGCAGGGGCGCCCCGAGCAAAGCGCGAATCTTCTCTAGGCCCATGGCCGTGACCATGAGGCGTTGGATGGTTTCGGTGTCGGGCATATTGTCAATGCCGAGGCGTTGCGCAGTGCTGGAAAATACGAGTTCATCTAGCGAAAAATGCGCGGTCAATTGGGTCATGTGAGTCCTTTTAGAACGGCCAAATAGCATTCTTTGGATCGCTATAGGGCTTGTGGTTGGTCGTTCTCATGCGACCTTGATCGTCAACGATAATCCCTGACTTTCCCTGAGGCGGACTCCATGGCGCAGGCGGCTTTTCCTTGCGGATCGGCGCACCGAAACCACCCTTGGGTAACTTGTCAGAATCAGGTTCAGGCGGCAGCGGTTGGCTCATTGCAGTGCTCCGAGATTGCGCAGCGCCTTGACGACCTGCGAAATGGTGTAACCATCAAAAGTCGAATTGATGTTGACCGCCGTGCCAGCACTGACCGTGAAGGTGGCCGAAGCGCCAGAAGTCGTTGCTTGCGCCACTGGGGCCACGCCATACAGACCAACAGTATTGAATCCAAGCGACAGGTTCTTTTGGTTGTTCACCCAAAACTGCTGCTGCGCATTGCCGAACTTGTAGAACACCGTGTCATTGGCCGAACCGCCTCCCACGAGTTGATCGGCTGATCCGTAGACGTGCCCAAAGCCCGCGGGGCCGTAGGTGTAACGCAGGTTCTGCGGATTGTTGGCAATGTCGGTGTCCAGCAGATTGGTCGTCGCATTGCGCACACTGCGCTTGATGGTGGCCGAGCCGGTGTCGGTGAATGTGCCCGCATTGGTCGAATACAGTACGTTTTCATACCGGTTGTCAATGCCGGTATTGGCGATGTTGTTCCAGCGACCGCCGATGATGGTATTGGTCTGACCCGCCAGTGTAGAGGTGGAATCGGACAGAATGCCGATGAATCGGTTATACAGGCCCTGACAGAAGATATCGGCCGTCGTGTTGACTTCGCAATCCAGATTGATGATGGTATTGCCGGTGGACGTGCCAGAGACAAACATGCCGCCACCGTTGGCCTCGCTCGTGCCGCCGATGAATGTGCATTGCGTGGCATTGGCCAGATTCAGGCCATAGCCCGAAACGCCTTCAAAGATCGGATTGCGCAGCGTGCAGGCCGAGGTCATTTCTCCTGTCCCGCGCTGATCCATCAGGAAACCGCTGGTCGGCGCGACGACAAATGCCGGCTGACCAATGGGTGATAGCCGCAGGTCAAAATCCGTGCAAACGGCAAAGCGCGAGCGGAAACCGGCCGTGGAGGCATCACGAGCCGCCATTTGCACTTGACTACGATGGAAAGCTCGAAAGTCCGCACAAATGGTCGTCGTGCCGCTTGAATTGCCCTGCACCAGCGGATAGCCGGTGATGCGCACGTTTTCGACGCCATTGCCAGAAGCGCCGCCATCAAAGAACATGGCCACGCCCGTGCCCAAGTGCTTGAAGATCACGCCAGGCGCGCAGTCTAGGTGCAGGCCCTGAATGGCGAAGTTCGGAAAGGTCGTGGCTTTGTAAATGCCAGCCGGGAAATGCACCCGAATGACCGTCAGCGTGGAGGTCAGCGTATTGGCATAAGCCGCCAGCGCTGCAAGCCCAGTCGTGTTGTCGGTCGTGTTGTCGCCCTTGATGCCGAAATCGCTTGGGCGGATAAACGCATCGTTGACCGTCTGCTGCGTCTGCGATACCGCACCTGTGACCGTCCGCAGATAGGTCATCAAGGTCGAACCGGCATTCCCGAGCAGGCTTGCAGCAAACGCCCCAACAGCGTCATACCACTTGACCCCTAGAGCCTGCGAATTGTCAGCGACAAGTTGCGTGCCATTGGCGCCCACCGGCAAACGTTGATCGACGCCCGACGAATGGACGATCATGTCGCCCGTGGTCGTGGCTGGTGATTGATAGCCCAAAGCTGCGATTGCGGACGCTGTCACTTTGGCATTGGCGCCAGCCTGAACGATGCGCACCAGCTCTGCGCCGGTCAGCGGCAAAGTTGCCGGGTTTTCCTGCGTCGTTCTCAAGTTAGCCATTACTGTCTTTCTTCAATCGAATCATCTTCGCGCAATTCCTCGCCATCATCCTCACGCAGTTCAAAGGACGGGGCGACGATGTATTGAATGGCGCGCAACAGTTGCGTGGTGTCAGTCGGGTCAAACAACTGGCCCGAGTAAATGATGACATTCCGAATCTCGTTAATCATCGACTGGAACCACCATCCTCCGATATGGGTCGGATGACGATTGGTGGTCGGATCACCTGAGGTCGGATAGCCAATTGAAAAGGACGTTGGCTGTTGCCATTGCGTCAGACCAGCATTAGCTTGCCAAAGTTGATACATAAGGCCAATCTGATTAGTTAGACGATTGGATGATCCAATTCGTACCATCACTTTGAAGTTGGCAATATTTGCCAGCAGTGGCCGACAAAATAGCCGTTCCAGCCGCACCACCCGCCAATGGGACGACATTGGAAGACGCCGAGTTGATCGCAAAGGCAGCGGTATTGCGCAGCGTCAAGACCTGAGCCACATTCACAGCGGCAGACGGCAGCGTGATCGTGCACGTGGCCGACGTGGCGAAGTTCAAAATGCTGTCATTGGTGCCCACCGTGTAGGTGGAACCCGAGACTGTCTTCGGAATGCCGTTCCAAGTATTATTGCGATTGACCAGAAGTGTCGTCGGCGAAGACGACAGCAAAAGTGCATTGGTCGTAATCGACGCCGAATCAATGATCCGGTTATTCGTCGCAGACACATTAACAGACGTGCTACTGACATTGAAGCCGACAGTTCCGCTCATGTTGGCCAATGTGTTATCGGTAATCAATGCCGATTGGACGCCGCCGCCAAAATTGATGCCATGCACGCCTCCGGAGATGAAATTACCTTGCGCGACAACTTGTCGTCCACGCAGGTACATGGAATAAGTTCCGGTATTTCCGATGGCGGTATTGTCAACCGCCTGCACGTCTTGAGTTGTCGTTGCCGGACTGTCAACGTAGTATTCATACGAGGTCGTTCCAGAAACCCAGTTGTCAATCAGCTTGATAACGCCATCGCCCTGCAAAGAACGAATGCCGATAGAGATGTTTCCAGCCGCGATAACCTCATTGCGCGCCACGGTCGGATTTTGGGCGCCACTCAGGTCAATGCCCACCAAGCCAGAGCAACCCGAAATCTGGTTGTCCAGAATCGCCACATTTTGCGAATAGGTTGATCCGGCATCATTTGGCTGCACCGAGATAACGCCCGAAGATGCACCCGCCGCCCAGTTGGTAATCTGGTTGCTTTGGATGATGTGCTGATTGCTGCTGGTTCCGAAGTTGGAGGCCGCAAAAGTCAGCGCGGAAGTATTGGCAATCGTTCCGCCGGTCGTGTAGGTGCCGTCGATCTTGTTGTTGAACACCGCCACGTCATAGCTGTTGGCCTTCCACTTGATGGCCGCCACCGTGGAATTGGTGATGATATTGCCTGTGACGACGGTATTGGCAGTCCAGATGTAAAGATCAATGGCACCGAGCGATGCCGTAACATTGATTCCGCGATAGTTGATGCGGTTCTGAGAAATGATGCCCTTGGAATAAAAGGGCGTGACTGTTTGAGTTTGGGCGACAACAACGGCGCATCGACCACCCGGCAGCGTCGGCGCGGTATCAAATGCAAACTCGTTTCCTGTGATGATGTATTCAACCAAGTTGACGAGGTGAATATCGATGCAGGAATACGTGCCGCTGACGGCATTGGTCGCACCGTTACGGAAGCGATTGTTGGTGGCAACCAATAGTTCCCGCTTGGTCGTATCGTTGGCACCATAGAATGCAATCGACCGATATGGCGGATTGAGCAAGTCCATGTCGTCAACAACCAAATAGAACGGTGTTCCATTGGCAGCGCCAGTCGCCTGACAGTTAATCAGGTCATTGGTCGAATTAGCAGGTGCCAACGTATTTTGGCCGTCGATCTTGAAGCCTCGGAACTCCACGCGACCGCCCGTCGATCCCGTAATGCTGTAGACATTTCCGAGATTGGTGACATTGTTTCCGATTTGACGGACGATACAGCCGCTTCCAGCACCTGCGCCATAGATCGTGAGCGGCCCATTAATCGTCAATGCACTGACCAACGAAGCGACCGGCGAGATTTGCAACGGAACAAATTTGGAAATGCACCAGTTGATGGCATTTTGATGCGAGGTGGTATCGTCACTGGCAACGCCAGTTGCACCGAATTGCGCCGTGCTGACACCAGCAGCCCCATAGATCAGTTTCCAACGCCCCCCATCCGTGGCGACAATGATCGTGCCGCCGTTGTCTGTCGAAATTGTATCGGTCGAATCGTAGTAATAGGCACCACCCCCACCGTCGCCGATGATTGTGTAGCCCAAAACAAAAGCACGACCTACACCACTGATAAGAAGTCCTCGCAGTTCCGCAATGCTGTTGACAACCCGGCCCGAGCCGTGAACCAAATCAACGCCATTGCCATTACCACTAGCCGCAAACGGGCCTTGAATGAATGTCTGAAATTGAGTTGCGGTCGCTTTGAAATTGTCGCCCAACTGGACAATCCGAACCAGTTCCGGCCCCAGCAGCGGGCCGGCGGGCAGTTCATCAGACGTGCGAAGATTAGGCATTATTCTCGCTCTTCATAGGAATAGTCTTGGCGAAGCTCTATTGAGTAATCTTCACGCAATTCAAAATCAGGCCCCAAGCCCGCCAACGCTTCAATGGCTTCGGTCAGTTGGTTCAGATTCTTCGGGTCGGGAATCAATCCCCCGCCGACAATTACATTCCGAAATGATTCGGTGATGTAGTAAAACCAGAAAGCGCCCGGATTGGTCGGCCCGAACTGCGGCAGATTCGGGGCGCCTTGGATATACCCATAATTACCCGGATACGGGATCGGCGTGGGCGTCTGAGAGACATTGGCAGCGTAATAGCGATCCACTATTTGCTTCCAAGTAGGTTGATGATCCCTTGCAGAAACTGAGTTTGATTGAAGGGGTCAGGAATTTGCCCGGTTGAGATGATGAAGTTACGCACTTCTTCGCCGACCATGTAGTACCAATACGGCCCCGGAATCGTTGCTGGCAGCGTCGTCGTGGCCGATTGCGGATACCCGCTGACCGACGTGGATGGAAATTCGGGGGGCGTTCCCGCTGCGCCCGACAGATACGCGCGCGGTTCCATTAGCGACCTGTCGCAAATCCCATGACCGTAATGGTACGAGCGCCGCCGCCGTTTTGCCCCAACAGAACATTACACGAGGAAAGATTGAATGAACTCACGCCACCAATTATTTGGTTGCTGGCATTCGGCCCTGAAAGGGTGGCATCCAAAATGGTCACTTGGACATTGAACACATTGTTGGGGAAGGCAATTGGATAACTAATGGCTGTTATTTGATCGGATACCGCAGAAAGTGTCACCGAGAACCATTGCTGGATTAGCCCTCCGGGCAGTTTCTGATAGCCATTGGTCGCGAGACTTTGATTGGCACCCGTGAAGGCCGAATTCAGCACGAACGACGGTGCCCCCGTGATTTGTGACCACGGATAGGTGTTGGGCGTCATCACCGTCCAATTGGCTCCCCCCGTGTTCGGATTCGAGGTGTTGTTGTCCACCGTCGAAACATAGAACCCAGAGGCATCGTCCTTCAGGATGATGGCCTGATTCGGATAACCTCCGATGTTGGCGGAAAACGTGGCGTCATACTTAAACCAGCCGCCCGCCTGCACCCAACGCAGGTTGTCCGTCACCTGAAACATCAGGCCATTGAAATAGTCGCCGAGCGGTGCCGTGCCCCCTGAACCTGGCGGAACGAATGTTTCCGGCCCCGAACCCAGCGACCAACTGAAAGCACCGGGAACTGCCGTTGTCTGAGGAACAGCCGTGATATAGCCGGCCGTCGCATTCTGCGCAAAAGCGGTGTAAATCTTGACGGGAGGCGTACTGTTGTTCATGGAGAAATCACAATGGCAGTAGAAACGCCAGAAGGGTTTGCAAAGGCACCCGATTGTTGAAGGATCGCCAAATCCAGCACGGTCGGATTGAACTTGAAGGTGTAGTTCATCGCCATGGCGCCTAGATCGACCACGTACACATTGCCCTGACCCGCGAACATAATCATGAGCGCGGCATTCATGCTTTGAATGGAGCGATCCGAAATATTGGACAGCGCCTTGACCAGAATCAGTCGGCGATAATCCGTATCAGACAAAGCATAGTTTGGGGACAGGTTGTTGTTGCTATTCCACGGGGCTTGATCCCATCCAAAATAGCCCGTCCCATTACCCCATCCGAATTGTCCCGTTCCACCGCCGGGAATATAAAGCGTGCGCTTGACGCCAACAATGCGACCCCACACGTCCAGTCCATAGCCCGTGGCCGTGTCAATGTTCCACATGGAATCATAGAAAGCATTCGTCAGGTTGATGGCATCAATTGCATCATTGAACGAAGCAATCCACGCCAGCAACTTGGGCGAATTGGCATATTGGCTGATGACCGTCTGCGGCCAAATTGGTTGGTAGTCCCCATAAATTTCCGCATCCGCAGGCAAAAGCACCGTCGAATCAACCGACGGATCATAGTAGCCCGGCAGACTCACGAGAACGTCACCGTGATATTGGCATCACTGATGGTCGGAATTTGGTCAATCCGCATCAGCACGGAATTCTGTGTGGCTGCGTCAATGCCCAACGCGATGGAATAAATCAGTGCCCATGAGCCCAGCGACGCGATTCCGGCATAGTAGCGGCTGGCAAAGATCGGCCCGGCAATGCGCGCCCGCAGACCCCCATCCGTGCCATTGAAGGCCGACGTGATTGCCGCCTTGATTTGCGCCACGGCATTGGCCGGCACATTGCCATTGTTCTGCATCTTGACGTTGAACAGAATAGGCGTGGGCGTCGGAATCTGAAACGCGATGGTGTAGCTCGGGAACGGCGGCGAATAGGCCGGGTTCGTGTCCTGAACTGTCACCGTTGTTGTGCCGCCCATGGAGCAGCCCGGATTCTTCTTTCGGAAGATGGCCGTGCCAATATCCTGCGCATTGCCCCCATAGGCCGAAACATAGATGGAATGCGCAGCCAGTTGAACCCCGCCAATGGCTGCAACCATGCTTTCGCTGGCGACCGTCTGCGAAATGTTCAGGATGTAGGTGCCGGTTCCGCCCGTGCCCGTTCCAAGGCTGGTGATTTCGGTGCCGGTAACAATGCCAGTTCCCGTCAGCACCATGCCGGCGGTAATCGTGCCCAGTCCCACCGCCGTGACCGTCAGGGTATTGCCGGAAATGGAGCCCGTCAGGGTCGTGCCCGAAGCAATGTTCAGCGTGTTTTCCAGCGCGTAGCCATCCAACACGCCCGACACCGCGAGCACATTAGCCAGAACCGCACCCGTTTGCCCCGTGGCATTCAATGCCACCGATTGTGCACGCCGGAACTCAAATTCCGCCCGCGTCTCCACATTGCGCCCTATCACGCCATCGGACGGATTGGTGATGCTGTCCCAGCCGGGGATCGCCTGATAAATCTGATTCAGCGCGCCCGTGATGCAGATATTCGGGCCGGTGGTTTGGCAGGCAAACGACAGCGTGACCGAGCCCCCCGAAATCGTGCCCGACTCAATGGACAGGTAGATATTGCCCGAGGCATCAATCGCCTTGGCATTGATCGGAATGAACGTACCGTCCAGACCCGAGCAAACCGCCGTGACCACCGTGGCCGAGGCGGGAATTCGAGTCAGATAGTAGATGCGGCCAATAGCATCTTGCATGCGGCCCGAAGCATAGGCTGGATCGACGCCTTGCGTGATGGCATTGAATAGCGCATAGCATTCGGAAATGATGGCCGATTCCGAGGTGGCGAGTTGCCCTTGCGGGGTCGTCAGACCAGGATTCAGGTTGCCACCGAGGGCGGCGTTGAAATCTTGTTGCACGCCCGCCAAGATAGCGGAATCGACGGGTGCCAAAAATCCATTTGGCCCGAAGGTAACGCTTGGGACGTTAGTGGTCATTTACTAAAAATTCAAAGCGGCAATTTTGCCGGTTGAGTTAGTCACTTGGACTTGACCGGACAGGTCACGATTCGTCAGACTCGAAAAGTAGACCTGCGATGCCACGATGTTGGGATCGGCATTCAGCGCAGCATCGGCCAGTCGAGCGCGAACAAATTCCAGCGGTGGATTCTTGCCGAGGATTGTCTGAAAATAGGGCAGACCTTGTGTACTATCATAGTACACCTCTGATTGAAACGTCCGAATAGCACAAGCCGCAGCCAACGCCAGCGCATAGCCATCTGTAGCGATTCGGAGATTGCCATTTTGATCGATGGCCAAATCGTTATCTTCAGGGCCGATATATAGGCTGTCCATCAGAGAACCGTCCCTGTGTGACCCGTGGCGGTCATGGTGCCGTGGTCGTGCTGGTGATTCGGGCCAACATCCTTGGTTTGCGCCAGCAGTTGTGTCGTGGCATTCAAGGTCGGCGCCATAACCGTCCCCGTGGAAGTCACGTTGCCGTTATTGACTTGATTGCCGTTCAGCGTCCAAGTCGGGGTCGTCACCGTGACGGAGGACGAAGCATTAATTTCAATCGTTGTTGCATCCATTCTAACATCGGGTGCAACCAATTTAATTTGCGCGGGCGAGTTCAACTCAATGCCCGACGAGGAAAACCGAACGTATTGGGTGGGTATCCCATTCAGACAGCCACCGATATACACCCCATCGGCCATGTCAAACCGGCGCGCGCTGCCGGGCGCGGCTTGGCCTTTGTTGGCAATCACGCTTGAAATATCGCGGTCGGCAAACAAGGCAATGCCAATGTCGCCGGCTTGCGGGTCAAGAATGATGGCGTTGGCGCCCCCTTGCAGCCGGAAATACGGGCATTTGTAGATCACGCCATGGGGGATGCGGTTATTGTCGCCGTCCACCAAATCAACCAGCGGCTGGATATCTACAAACCCGACCGGTGACAAATCACCGGCATTGGTGACATTGACGACCTTGACCAGCGTGGAGGTGTTCATCCGGCGCATGTGCTGCTGGATGACGAAGGCTTGCGCGTTATAGTCGCCTGACGAACCGCCTGGCGGCTGAAAACCAAACAGTCCGCTCATAGCGTCGAGCACCCAAACCGCGTCATCCACTGGCCGCCCGGTGTCTCGCTTTCGATGGTGTGCGAGATATCAAACGTGCGGAATGTGCCATTGGCGACTTGCAAATCACTCTTGATTTGCACCAAGCCACCCACCCGAATGAACGGATTGAACAGCGTGGAAATCGTCAGGCCATTCAGGCTCGTGGAATAGTCGGGATAGCCGATCATCCCGGTATCCTTGGAAATCAGCGGAATCTGCCCATTGCGCGATCCGCCATTGGGCCAAATGGCGAGGGTGTTTTGAGCCCCAGTTCCCGAGCCGCCGTCGTCAATGATCCAGTTGAATCGCCCTGCTTCCGCGCACGTACGAATCTGATCCCGAGGCGAACCATAGAAATACGGTGTGGACAATTGAACGCTGACGCCATTGTTTTCAAACTGCAAGCCAGCCAGTTGTGCCAGATTGCTCATGATCGTGGCTGCATCCGCGCCACCAGGATAGGACGTAGGTTGCGCCGTTTGTACTGCCTGAAGTTGACCCGCTGCCGCAACCACGAGCAAAGAAGTATCCGGCTGGCCGTTCAGGTTCTGTTGACCGACGAGGATTTGACCCTGAAAGACAGTCGCCAGTACTTCGCCTTCATTGCCGGCCTGCACTGTGACCATATTGCGTTTGTAAGTCTCCGCGCCTTGGTTCAGAGCGGACAACTGATTCAGCATGTCAGGCGTCAGACCATAGACCCGCATGTTCAGCGTCCCCATGCCGGGGCCAACGACCTTATCAATCTGTGCTTGCACCCGCAGGCCCGTCACCGTCACAGTATCCGCGCCGCTTTCTCCGAAAGAGCCGCCCATTCCAAGGGAAAATTGGAGGCTGATGACGCGCCTAGCGAAAGTCATGCTGCGGCGATATCGTCCGGAGAGACGTAGATCAATTGAAACCTCGTGCCCAAACCGGGACTAGACGGATCATCCGATCCTTGGTTGTCAATAAATAGCAGGTCACCCGAGAAGCCGAGATAGGCATCCCGAATGATCGGATTCAGGTTTTGGCAAATCACGCCGCCGATGACGATACTGCTATTCACGTAAACGTCGATAAATAGCCCCGTTGTTCTCGTCCGAAGATTGAGTGTAACGAACTGACCATTCAGATTGACATTCACGTCTTGCGACGGCGAATCTTGCAGCGGGATTACGTTCACGGGACAATCGTTTCAGCGTTGGTGAACACGTCGGCAATCGTCGTTTGGACGGTCTTTTGCTGTGTCGCGGTCGGCTCTTGCGGCTGCACCGTGCCCGTATTCTTCGGGTCAGTCGCTGCCGGAGTCTTGGCGTTGGACAGGTTGCCCGTTGTGGTTGGCGAGTTCGTATTGCTGTATTGCGCCGATGCCGTCACCCGAATCTCTGTCAAGTGAATGTCCATCGTCACCATGTTGGCGCCGTGACCATGTTGGTGGTCATGCCAGACTTTGCTGACATTGCACGAATGGTATGTCCGCTCGGGCGTAATCATGTCGTACAGGTTCAGGTCGGTGGCCTTGGCAAGTCCTTCAGCAATTTCAATGAACGCCGCCACGTCGGCCACTTTGCCGCCCTTGGTGACTCGGATGCGCACGTCAAACGGCGTGTCTACTTTGTTGTATTGCTGAAAGCCGCCGGCCTCTTGCGGATACTGCGACAGCCGAGACTCATTGGAATAGCTGTAGCTGATAAACGAATCGGGCGACAGCACGAGGTCACCTTCATTGGCACTTGGCGAGCCATCGCTGTTCTTGCCAAAGAATAGCCCATAGGAACCCGTGGAGGCCGTTTTGCTGACTCTCGGGTCATCGGCGGTCATGAGCACTGGATCGGCCATCAGTTGACCCCGTTGTTAGCCTGTTGGGCCACAAGGTAGTTGTTCAATCCCTTGCCCAAATCAGCACCCGTGCCCGTCATCGTGGAGGATGTGGTTTGAATGGTGACATTGCCCACGGTGACATTGGGCGCACTGCTACGGCGCGCCGATTGCATGCCGCCCATGATGCTAGAGACATAGTTTTGTGTCTCTATCGGCATACGGCCAGCGTTGAGGTTGCCTTGACCTTCGTTATAGGCCGCCAATGCACGACTAACATCCCCGCCATTGGCGCGCATCAGGTCACTCATATAATGCGCTGCTGCTTCTGCCGAGGCATTCAGGTCATTCGGATTGGTCAATCCATATTGGGCTGCCGTCGCATCCATGAACTGGAATGGGCCTTTGGCGCCCTTGGGCGACAAAAGATTTTTCCCACGCCCCGATTCCTGTCGCCACATTTGATCGAGTAGACCAGTGGGCAATCCATACTTTGATTCCAATCCTTGGAATAGCCCGCCCGCAGGCTTCATTCCAACGCGACTCGGTGTGCCACCCGACACGGTGCCTGCCTGAAGATCAAACGGCATCCCCGGCGCAAAGAGACTGGAGATTTTTTCGTCCAGCCCAAACGCGCTATTCAGGAGAGAACCGACAGCAAATCCACCCGTAGCCGCGGCGCCAAGCAAACCTAGCCGTCCGAGGAATGTCCCAATCGCCCCCGTCATGGCAGCAAGGTTTCCGGTGAATGCGCTCGCCATGGTGGAAATGGAATACCCCTTCAGCAGCAAAAGCACAGACACCAGCGAGCCAAGAATCGTCACTGCTCCGGGAACGTTGTCCTTTGTCCAAGTCGTGAAGTCACGCAAAGCATGCAGCGCCCCCACCAAAATGGGGGTGAAGAAGTTAGCGATTTCTCGGCCCACGCCCTCTACAGCCTGGCCGAATTCACTCCATGCCTGTTGACGCTCCTGCGCCAGCTTGGAATCCTCGTCACTCAGTGAGTTGAGCTTTTCTTGACTCTTGAACAGTTCATCCATCGCACCCTTGTTTCGCAACAGAATGCCGATGGTATCTTCGCTGTAGCCAGCCGCTTGAAGGCGGAACTGCGCATCTTGCGGCGTCAGATTACCGGCTGCTTGAGCCAGCATCTTGGCGCGATCCTGATAGGTCTTGGCATCACGAAATGCCGCGACATTCAGGCCGCCTTGGACAAACGGCAGTAGCGCCGACGAGGTACCGGTGAGTTTGATTTCCTCAAGGATTTTGTTGGTGTTGCGCAGGAATCCATCGGCATCGGCCGAAGACGACCCCATGCGACGCCATACGCCCTCAAGGATGGAAACTTCGCGCGCGGTCGCGCCAATATTGCCCGCAAGCCTCCCGGCTGCTGCATCATTGCGCGTCAGGTAGTCCAGCATCTTGCCACCGGCCACCATGGTGACAATTGCGGCAGTGACCCCCAAGATGGAATCGCGGACATTGCCATAGGCTTCAGCCGTTCGCTTGGCCTGTTCCTCATGGGCTTTGCGCTGCTTCTCGGCCTCGTCGGCCGTATCCTTCAGCGCTTTTTTTGCGTCCTTCTGGCCCTTGACGAACTTGGACGAATCCAAGCCAAGGAGCACGACCAAGCTATCGATGACCGTGGCAGACATGGCTAGTCCTCCGACTGGTTAGCCAGCCACTCGTTATGGCGATCGACCTGGATAATCTCCAGCAAGTCGTATAGGTCTTGTGTCCCTAGCACAGTGCCCAACTCCACTTTGGTGGCGAGGCCGCTAGAGATTACGACTGCGAGTCGCTGGGAGACGTTTTTGTATCCGACGAATTGCTTGCCGGTGCCGGGGCGTCGGACGCCAAAGTCAATCGGGCGGCGGTGCTGAAAAATTGGGTATGCAACTCCACGATTTCCTTGCGCAGACGCAGGCGCGTGGAGACTTCCTCAATGTCGCCATCCGCAATGTCACGGACGATGCCTTTGGCACTCAGGAACTTGACGCAAGAGAACATCTTGGTCAGCAGCGGGCGAGCTTCATTGAGTTGCATGCCACCAAGCGCTTGCAGGCTCAGCGTGGCAATGCCTGCTAGCCCGAGGTCTTGAATGTTCGGCGGTAGCATCACGCCAGAGCGCGCAGCCGCCATGATGAAGGCAAACAGCCAGTCCTCGGCCTCTTCGGCTGACAACTCAGTCAGGCGATACGTCTTGCCCTTGTCACGCCCTTCGGCGTCAATCGTGATATCAACAGTTTTGCGCATGGTGTGAGTGAGTATTCGCGGCACCTCTTTGGGCGCTCTGCGAAAGGGTTAGACCGGCAATTTTGCCGGTTCATTTAGGCGATAGGCTGGCCTTGGATCGAGCCGAACGACAGCACAAACGAACGCGGTTGCAGAATCTTTTTCGCATCCGGCAGCAGCGTTTGCGAGGTCAGGAATCCGTTGGTGCAGTTGTAGACCACGTTCACGCCCGAAACGGAAACCGTCAGTGTGCAGGGGAAGACTTCGCGCGCCTGTTCCTGCGCATCGATCCATTGATCCATGATCGGGATGGACGCGCTGTTGGCCTGCAACATAATCGTCATGGCCTTAATTTGCGGAATCCAGCCAGCCGACAGGATGCCATCCAAGCCCATCGCAGTTTCAGCGCTGGACACCTGACCCACGCTGAAAATGTCGTCGGCCGCGTAGCCTTGCAGTTCCTGCGGCGTGTCGTACAGGCCCGGAACCGTCAGTTGCAGGACGCTGTTGGCAGAGGTGAGGGTCGCCATTTTCTATCTATGCCTTATCAGGTTACTGCACTTCCACGGAATTAAGCGCCAACTTCTGGATGCTGCCACCGTCGACGTATAGGAACGCCATGAACGGCGATGTGCGTGCGGCACGAATCTGCGCGGTTGCGGGTTGGATAAAGAAGTACCATCCCTGGTTTTGCAGCGTCGGAGCGATGTTCAGGCCACCCACGTAGGCGTTGACTTCCGACTTTTGCAGATTCGACAGCACTGCGCCCGCAGAGAACGCACCAAAAGTTCCGGCCGCTTGAATCGGATCGGACACCGCTGCACGAATGGCGGAATAGCCTGGCTCGGCATACGGAATCGCCAGTCGGCCCACTTCCAATTCCATCAACGCCAGTTGCAGCGCGTTGTTCATCCAAATCTGATTGATGTAGCTGTCCGCCCACAGGAACTTACCCGAGACTTGGCCCGGTTGCAGGAACGTGAACGACTGATTGGCCGTGGCGTAGGCGCCGTAGAAGTTGTACCCGTTGGCAATCAGATTCGAGGCAGTCAGCGCATCGGTGACCTTGATGGCGAGACCCGATTGCGATTTGTAGGCGAACGTGGCACGGCCATTCGGCTGGTCAAAGTTGATCGATGCCGCCGAACCGCAGATAAACACGGCCGTCGTGTAATCCACGTCATAAACGCACATCGTGCCCGAGTAGTTATTGCCGTTCGGGCCGATCAGATAGCCCAGCGAGGTCGTCGCCGGCACCGTGGTCGTGGGGCTCGTGTCGGTGTCCCAAGGAACGTACATGTAGCGGTTGCCCATGCCGTTGTTCCACGCAGCAAATGCCAGCTTGAGCGTGTTGCCGGAACCGCCGTCCGGGTCAAACAGGGTCGTGAACGTCGCCCAATTCTGCGTCTGGTTGACGAACGCCGCCATGAACGTTGCCGGAACCGCCGTGGCCGCGCCCTGCGACAGCACCGCGCCCGTGGCTTGCGTCAACTTCAGGTTCGTGGCCAGTGTGCCCGTGGTCGCATAGGTCAGCGTGGACGTGCCGCCCGTAGTGGACGATGTGAACTGGAAAGCACCACTCACCGAGTCATAGGTGACCGTGAACGTCGGCGACGTAAAGCCCGCCTGGATCAGCGTGGCCGCATTGCTGAACGATGTGGCCGACGACAGGTTGATAGTCGCCGAGGTAAAGCCCGTGCCGTTGCTGGTGACGGTCAGTGTGCCCGAGAACGCCTGCAGTTGCGACAGCGTGAGAGCCGACAGCGAACCGCCACGCAGGAACGCGCCCACTGGGGCCGTGTTGTACTGCGCCATGAGCAGATTGCCCGGGCGCGCGGTGGCCGTATCAAAGCCGTTGAAATAGATCGTCGCGGCCGTCGCTTCCGTGGACGAGGCGCCGAAGTAAGCCGCAACCGTCGCCTGATTCGGGAATTGCAGAATCTGGCCCATCGGAATACGAAGGCTATTCGTCAAAAGAACGCCGTTCAGGTCAAGCGCCGATCCACCCGCGCTAATCACACTCGGGATAACACTGACCAGTTGCGAGGCCGGAATGGTTGCCATTGAAAAGCCTTTGAGGGAAAAAGAAAAGCCGCTCAGTGGCGGCTATTTGTTAGGCGGGCGGGAATTCCGCGTCGACATTTATGATGCCTGCGACCAACGAATCCGCGAAGTCTTGCGGATTGGTCACACCGATATTGACCTGAAGCACCACGTCCACCGACCATCGGTTTTGGACTTGCCCGGCTTCATCATGGAACGGCAGTTGACGCGGTTCCGAGGTATACAGCGGGGCTTTGTCAAATCCAGCCGCCGCAAAGTAGTCCACCGCATCGAACGACCGAAACTCCGTCGTCAGGACTTGCGCCCAATCCGCGCTTTGGGGGCCGTAGATATCGACCTGCACCGTCAATTGCGTGGATTGCGTTTGCGTCTTTTGATCGAGCGGCCCCGCGTTACTGGAATTATAACTTACCTCGTTTGTCGCCAGCCTCAGCCTACCAAACGGCGTGAAGACGATGTAATCCGTCGCTTTGGGTTGCGCCACGCGATTGGGCTGACCCTGCACTACATTGGCATTGGCAAACCCTGTTAGGGCTTGCAGATACGCCTTGAGCACCGTCAGAATCTGACTTTGCGTCTGCGAGACGGTATAGGCCATCAGGTGTTATCCACGGGGCGACTAATGGATGTATCGTTCTGCCTATTGAGCACAACCTTCGTCCAGCCGGCCGAGCGCGACCAGTTTTCGAGCACATGCACCACGAGCCACGTCGAACCATCGGGCAATGTCACGAGGTCGCCGCCAACGCCATCCGCACGCACTTCGCCGAGCAGCGTCCCGTTGACGTACATGGCGAGCATTTCGCCTTGTAGGTTCAACCCCGAAACTTGCTTCAGCTCGGCCGCCGTCAGGGCTTGGACTTGCGCTTGAACCGGCAAAATTGCCGCATAGGTTGGCGTCGGGATACCGTCCGGCCCCACCGTATCACCCGTGGAGCGTTGCAGTTGCACCGTCAGCATCGGGTTCACGGCGGCAATAATCGGCGCGACGATGGAATGCAGGTTCATAGGCCACCCGCATTCGGATTGACTTCGGTCTTGGCGCCTTCGTCCACCTGATAAGCCACACTGCGCAATAGCGTGCCTGAGTCAACCAGCGGTTTCGTGGATACGTCGCCCGGGTCTTCGCCAGCCGCCACGCGCGCCGCTGCTTCACCGACCGTCTTACCCGTCACGACCAGCGATTGGTCTTCGCTGCGCATCTTGCGAAGCATCAGCGTAATCGGCGACAACGGCGGTTCCATCGTATCAATGATGGACTCTTGCAACTGGTCGCCAATGTAAACGCCCATTTGTTCTAGCGCGTTCTCGGCATCCATGCCATTGTGCGCCAGAACTTTTGCCAGCACGTCGCCCCATTCACCCGAGTGTTCCGCGATCATCGTGCGGAAGTAGGGACGCTGCGGAATGGTCTTAGTGCCAAATTCCTGCCATGCGCCGATGGTTGCCACCGAGGTGCCATCCGCTTCGGTTGACCCCTCAAGGAATCCGACCCGAACCTCGGAAGCCTTGGTAATGTTCTTGGAAAGCTCGGCCAGCTTGGCGGTCAACTTGTCGCCGCCACTGAGCGCCTTTTCCATCAGTTCAGTCCGTTGTTCGTGACAATCTGCGGCCCGATCAGGAAAGGGCCGAAATTGCGCGGAGCCTTGGCAACATAGATCGCGGTACGGAACGGCGCCAAAGCCTGCCAAGCTGCGAAACCCCAGGGCGTGGTCAGGAACCACTGCGCCGACTGCGATTTGATTTCCAGCGTCGTCCCGACGTTCACCGATCCTTCAGCCGCATCCGAAATGCGCCCGACCAGCGGCGACGGAGGCTGTCCGTTGACCCCCGAAAAGATCGCCGCCAAATGCGCCGTCAACAGATTTAGCACCCGCGTGCGCAAGCCCGCTTGTGGCGGACAGTCAGGCACAGGGCTGCAATCGGTGTTGTTGACGTAATCACCCGCCATCGTGAAATACATGCTCAGGATGGGCTGAGGGATCGTCGCAAATTGGCTGAACTGCGTAATAAACGCGATGTAGTCAAAGACCACGACGGACATGGTTAGTTCTTAGGCGTCAGCCTTGTCAATCTTCTTCGGGAGCTTTTTCGGGTCGAGACGCTCAAGGCCAGTCTTTTCGGCCCGCTTCTCATTGGCTTCCGCGCGCACGCTCTTTTCCTCGCTGTGGGCGAAGATGTGACCGCGCTTCAGAATCTCAGCATCCTTGTTCTGCTCTTTCCACTCGTTCCACAGGTCAGCCGGGACGCCATACGTCAGGGCATATCCGTGGTTTTCCATTTGCCCGTATTGCGGAGCCTTGTTTTGAGCGAACGAATTGCCGTTGATCTTGAATTCGCGTCCCGAGAAACGAGCCATCTTGACCATGCGAGTTTGCATGGGGCCGACTTCGGGCGTGTCCACCAGTTCAAACGTGCGCAGGATGATGCCGTTCGGCAGTTTGCAGCCCACGGTGACAGTGGAATTGGATATGGTAGCCATTGTTCAATCCTTGTGTGTGAGATAAAGAAGTGGCCCCGGTCAGTTGCCGGGGCCTTAGTTTGTTACAGCCCGATCATCGAGCTGAAGGCGTATGGCACCCTCACAAGCCCGCCAAAAGTGCCACTCAAAGCTTTCTGTTTGAAGCTAGACGCAGCCGGAATAACGCGGCCCATGCGCAGCGTGCAATTCGTGATGCAGTAGCCGGTCGTCTGGCCTTCCACATTCGAAGCGACAAGCTGCATCAGTTCGCCGGCGGTCTGACCTTCCGGGTTCGACGCCGAGACGACACCGAATTGCACGGCGGTCTTGATCGTCAGGCCCGGATAGTTCTTCTTCAGCAGGTCGCCGACGTTGATACCAAATTGATTGGTCGCGGTCAGAGCGGATTCCGATTGTGGCGACATGCCCAGCGTGTATTGGCTCTTGACGTTCAGCAGTCCACCGGCCTGACGGATTGCTTGAGTGATGACGGATTGGATGTCCGCATAAATCTCATTGGCCGTGGCCATGACGTTGCCGTTGACCACCCACTTGGTGCCGCCGTAAGCCTTCAGTGCCGGAGCGATGGAGGGCAGCAGCGACGGATCGTTAAGCATGCCGTAATTGGCCAGGCCCGCGACACCGTAGAAGTAGGTCTTGTTCTTATAGCGCTCAATCGCCTTGGCGGCGGCTTGTTGCTTTTCCGAGACAAGACCAATCTTGGCCAGCGCGGCGCGATCCACTTCCAGGTCGCCATATTCGATCATGGTCTGGAACAGGAACGGCTCGCGCGGCTCCCACGTGGCATTCACGTCGGCGTTACCAGCTTCCGACCAATCGTCATAAGCAGCGGTCGTGCCGGTGTTTTCCAGCACCGGGAACAGCGCCTGATTGCTCGTCCAATCGCCCTTGGTCTGCTCACCGTAGATCGCCGCCGCCTCATTGGGCGATTGCAGAATACGGAGCATGTCTGGGTCAATGAACGTGGTCAGCAGCGCCGGGATACCGGCATTGGCCGTGGTCACGAGGGACGGTTGCGCGTCCATCGCGATTTGCAGACCGTTCTCGTCCTTCCACTCAGGTTCGATGTAGTGCGTCGGGGGCACTTCGAAGCTGATCTTCGACTTGGCCGCAAAGTAGGCCAGTTGTTGTGCGAAATCCATGATGTTAGCCTTTTCCTTGTTAGCCGAGGGTATGCGTGGTCATGATGACGAGTTCGCCAGGGGCGGCCACGTTCAACGCGATCCACTTGGTTTCCGTACCCGCAGCCACCGTGATCGTTGTAGACGCAGCCGTGTACGATGCCGACACCAGATAAGTGCCCGTGCCGCCAGTGCCGGTCAGGAACTGCTGCACATACGAGCCCACCGTCACGTTCGAACCGCTGATCGTGTCGTTCAGGACAATCGCGCCCGAGCCCACCGCCGACACGGTCAGCGTGGAGTTGTTGGCCGTCAGCGCGGTAGAAGCCACCACCGTGGACGACGACACGATGTAAGTGCCCGTGCCACCCGTGCCCGTACCCGCCGCCGTGATCGTCTCACCCGCCGGAACGCCCGTGCCGGTCAGGACTTGACCCACCGCCACCGTGCCCGTGGTCACCGCCGAAACGGTCAGACCGCCACCACTCATCGTCAGCGCGGTAGACGCGACGGTTTGCGAGATGTTGACCGAGTAGGTGCCCGTGCTGCCAGCCGTGCCGGTCAGTTGACCGGTGATGACCGTGCCCGTGGCCACGCCCGTACCCGACACGGATTCGCCCGCGCCCAGCACCGAGCCCGCACCCACCGCCGAAACGGTCAGGACGGTGCCGCTGATCGAACCCGTCGCTGTGTTGGCAGCGACCGCACCCGTGAAGACGTTCGGAGCCACCGCACCCGTAACGCTCGCCGAGGTCGGGGGCGTGCCAGTCACGTTGAACGTCACCTTGCCAGTGCCATTGTCGGCGTACGCCTTCATACCCACCGCTGTGGTCACCGCGCCGTCATTCTTGGCGAAGAATGCACCCTGTGAGAACGGGTTGACCATGAAGCCAGCCGGAACCAGATAGCTGGTCGAGCCGAGGAACGCCGTAATCAGCGCGTTCCATTGGCGATGGATGAAGCCGGTCGGAGTACCCGCGCCCGTGTTGGAGCAGACGCCATTGGCATCCGACCACACGAAGCGACCCACGGTCACACCGTTGGAACCAGCCACGAAACCGCTCGGAACGGGCGGCACGACGGAAACACGCGGGTTGTGGTCAGCGAAATCGCCCGCTTGACCAAGTGCCTGTTCGCCGTTAACGATTTGGGGAAAAGCCATGTTCTGTTACTCCTGGGAATTAGCGCGAAGCCTTGAGGCGACCGGCATCGGGGAAACGCTTGGTGAATTCGTCGTCCGGCTTGGCATCCATGGCCAGCGCAGGCGCCATCTTCTTTTCGGTGGGCTTGGGAACCGCCGACAGAATCGCGCGGAAAGCGCTCGGGTGAACGTCCTTCACGTCGATCTTGAGGTGATCCAGCGCGAGCTTGTAGACGCTTTCGGCGCTATCACACGCCAGCGCATCCACGTCGCCAATGTACGGACGCACGAACTGCATGGCCGAAACCTTCGCATTCGCAGCATCCATCGCCACCTTGACAGCAGCGGCAGCGGCCTTCTCGGACTCTGCCTTGATCGCCGCATCCATCGCTTGCTTGTCCTTCATTTCCTTTTCCTTCTCTTCGTCTTCGGCTTGCTTTCGCTTTGCTTCGTCGTCTTCATCCTGAGCACCGCCGCCCATGCCGCGCACGCCCATGGAGTCCTTGACCATCTTCATCTCGTCTTCCGAGAGGCCCTTGGTCTTGAGCATCTGCATGACCGGATCATCCGCGTCTTCAGCTTGCTTCTTCTTGTCGTCTTCGTCGTCGTCCGAATCTTCGGCCTGCTTCTTTTCTTCCTCAGCGGCTTCGTCCATGGCGCCAAAGACGATCTTCAGATCGTCCAGCGTGGCGTCATTGGCGAGCTTGAGCTTTTCAAGCGCAGGGCGGACTTCGGTAGTCCAGTTGGCCGGGGTCACCTGAGTGGCCGCCAGCTTGTCAAACGTCGGGCGCGAGTCTTGGGCAATCTTCGGCGCAAGGGCTTGGAAGGCCACGCGTGCCATGAGACTGACCTGGGACGGCGGCGACTTCTTTGCCTTGGTCATAGAGAGTGCTTTCGCAATGGTTAGGGAAGAATCCTCGATGATGGCGCCAGGGACGCGACCATCGGGAACAACAGCCAAGTGCGAACCAATAATGTTCGTCATCTTGACAGTGTACGGTTTGCCGTTCCACGTGCCAGATTCGAGGACGGGTTTGTAGTAATACCCGCAGCTCAAATCCGCTGTCTCGCGGCTTTCAATGCTTTCAATGGCATCCTGCGTCCAGACCACCATGCTATTTCGCAGATAGGGCGCAACGAATTCGGCCGACTCGCCGGTACTGCCAATGACCATATCCGTCTTGGGATCGTAGGCCGTCGCATGCGCGTGCCCCATCAAGACCGGAAGTTTGTTGAACGTTTCAACCGCCTTGGCCAGTTCCTCGGCCGGGCGATAAACGGCATAGACCTTTTGGGGATCAAGCCCCAGCGACTGCCAGTTGGCAATCTCGCCGCCGATGTAGTTATCAACGCTCTCAGCCGAAATCGTCGTCATCTCGACGTGCAATCGGCCGTCAATGTCTTTGCTGCGAACTGAGGCGCGGTCAAACGCCAGGCGCCGACTGTCCATGCCCTGACGAACCGACAGACAATCCTCTGCCTCCTGATCCGTCATTTCGTCGCGCGCCATCTTTTCGGCAATCGCAACGGCTTGGTTCTGCGGGTGGCCTGCGTTGACCAATTCCCGGATGTTCGCAGAAATAGTTTCTTGCGAACTACCACGCTTCAAAGGCATCAGTTCTTAGGCTTGCGAAATTCTTTGCGCCACAGGACAAAAATCTGAAGCGCAGAATAGGAGGCGCCGAGAAACAGCGCCAAGTTATGAAGTGTCACCATCCCATAGAGGGTGAGACTCCATGCGGCAAGCATTTTGCCGGCTGCGTGCACATACGGTGCGATGGATTCCGGCAGGCTCACTGGCCATCCCTTTGTTTCTGTCATCCGTCACCCATCGCTAGGCGGATTACGTACCAACGAATTAACGCAGATACTTCGCCTGCGTTTGCTCCTAGTTTACCGTATCGGTCAAGCCCCTTGATTTGAACCGGCAATTTTGCCTATTCAAGTTCCATCGTCCAATGCCGGCAGGATACTCTGAGCGACACAGCGGCACCGGGGCAAATATCCAGGCTGTATGTACTCACCGTCGATATAGCAGCCCTTAGCAATCTCGTATCGCTGACCATTTGCCGCTACATGGGACGGGCGCGGGTGCCGGCCGCCACGAGAATGACGCCAACGAGCATGCGTGATGCCAAGTTGCATTTGCCGCGCTCGGTTGACATTCGCCGAACTCTTGTTGTTCTGGTCAGACGCGATGAATGCGGCCCGGCGCTTGGTGACGCCGTAGGTATGCTCAATCTCTTTGGCAAGACTGCCCACGTCCATGCCTGCGGCCACCGAGCGCATCACCATGCCCTCAATGTCCGTGAAATACTGGCTACTGATCGACTTGATGAGAGAGACATTCTCGCCAATGGTCGCATGCAGAATATCACGCGTCTCGGGTGTCATGTTGAACTTGACCGAGAAGCCGGCTTTCTTGAGCGATGCAGCAAACGACCGATCCGTCTGCCTCTGCGACGTTCCGGCAAACCATGCCGACATGTCCGGCGCCGCTTCGTCAAACTCGCCCTGCCATTGCTTGCGAAGCCGGTTCAGCACCGATTGCAGGGCTTTGGCCGGGATGGCGTCCTGCGCCATTTCGGGCGTATTCTGTTTATAGGCCGCCTGTACCCACCAGAGCACCGAGGCATTCATGCGCTCGATGAGTCGCTCCAGCTTTTCTCGGTAAGCGACTTCCAATCCCAAATTGGGGCGCGCAGGGTTAACGGTTTTCTCTTTGGGCATGGCCCGAGTTTACGGGAAAACCGTGGCCGGAACTGCCAATGTCGCCAGTCCATACACCGGATCGAGCAACACCTGTTGACCCTTGGTCGTCAGTTGCGTTGGATCAGAGGTCGAATAGAAGTTGCTATTGGCCTGGAAGCAATCGGCGTAGTAAATCTGCCCTGAGGTTTGCGAGGCTGTCACCGGATCATCCCACGCCCAATCCTTCCAGCCATGCCCGCAGGCATAGGCCACGGAAATAGTTTCGAGGGTCTGCGCCGTGGTAATCGATCCAGAAGCCGCGTTTTGATTGGCTGGGCCGAACTCGCCGATGGCATAGGGGATATTGTTTGCGACTGAAGCCGTTGCCATGGCCTGCGCTGCTGCCGCCAGTGCGCCTGCCTGATAAGAGCCATAGGCGTGCAGTTCGATCTTGATATTGGCCTGCGGATCGGCGGCAAGAATGGCCGGTGCGTGATTGATGATCGTCCACGCACGGCCTGCGGCTGGCGCATCCTGGCCGCTGCCTGGCGCATCAAAGACGATGGTGCCCAAGTAGCCCGCTGTCCGCAACATGCCAATCATCGTGATGCACGTGTCGCGCCATGTCACGTCGGTCATGGTCGTGGAGGCTGCCGTTTGGCTCACGTCTACCTGATAGGTACCGTTAGTGCCCGTTCCCGTCAGGAATGCCACTACGGTACAGGGCGTCACGCCGCTACCGTTGATCTTCTGTCCAATGTAGACGCTGGCCGAACTGGACGGCACTGTCATCGTTGTCCCGCTGATGGATGCCGTGTAGGTGTTGGCCGATGCACCCCATTCGTTCAGGACGTTCAGAATCATCCACCGTTCATAGGGTTGCCAGTTGGCCGCCTGATCAACCCATACCTGTGCGGCTGCAATGGCGAAGTCGGGGTTCTTTTGCCCTGTCGTGCCGTTGCTGTAGATCACATTCTGCGGCGTGGCGATGTTGTTGGTTGTGCTCGTAGTGTATGTTCCCTCTTTGCCAGGGATGCCACTCGGGTTCGTGTTGGTCAATTGCGCCTTGATGACCGTGGTACTGGATACACCTGCCGAAGTCATGCCGCCGCCTGCGCCAGCGCTTAGGGATGGTGCACAACCAATCACGCCAGAATTCATGCTCGTCACGGTCATCACCGTGCCCGAGAATGACGCCTGGAAATTCGCGCGCACGTAGGGGATGACCGGCTGCGGCACCACGCTGTTGGACACCATGGCATCCATCAGGGGCTTGTTGACCGTTGTCCAATCCTGCGAGGTATCAATGAACAGGCGATGCGAATTGGCCTTCGCATTGAACAGGCCAGTATCGTTGCCGGGTCGATTGCAGTCCCAATGCAACCGATTGATGCCTCGGTCAATGAAGATATGCCCATTGGCATCGTAGACCGCACCATTCTTGGTGAAGAATCCGACGCCTGTACTTGTTCCGGGGCGCGTGGCCGTGGCAGGCTTGGCCGCGACTTGGTCAATGCAAGCTGCCGAAGATAGGGACAGTCGAGAATAGGTGTTGCTGCTGAATTGCGTTCCACCCAGCAAAGTCGGATCGCCAAAGAAGGACGTGCCGCCCGCATAAGTGCCAGGCGCCGCAAGCGTCTCGATGTAGAACGTCGGATTCGGACCGAGCGGGCAGACGAGACGAACCAGCGTCACCGTCAGCAGGGTAATCGTCGTGGCTTCGGTAGCAATGAAGTTGTTACCCGAAGTCGGCGACGAGGCCGTCAGCAGCGAGGATTGAGAAAGGACGGTACCGGATGCTGCGAATTCCTGACTGCGCGCCGAACCAAACGGGGTGTTTACTTGGACGCTGAAGAATCCACCCACGTCCGAGGTGCCTAGCGCACTCGTCAGCGAAGGCGTGTAGCTAGAGCCCGTGGCGCCGGGAATCAGCACCGGCCCTGATCCGTTGTTGCGATACCATTGCTGACTCGTCACCGGGCCTGAGTAGCCCGGCAACGTATAGTTCAGCGGCATCCCAATGACGGGATTGGCCAGAATCAGCGGCGTGAGCAGCGCCACCGGATTGCAATTGCCAATGGCGCGATAAGCCGCCATGGCAAGCGAAGTAAATCTCATACCGTTGCAGAGATAGAAACAACCGTACCCGTTTGACCTGTCGCAGCGCTTGTGACCGCCACTCGCACAAACCGCTCAGTGATGCCTGTCGCGGTATAACGTGTCGTGGAATTGGCGACGGCCGCGGTGCCTGCTGCAACTGCCGACCAATTCGTACCATCGGCGCTGACCTGAATCTGATAGCTGGCAGGTGTCGTGGCTGCACCGAGCGTGACATTAACAGCCACATTCTTGGCCCCGTCAATGCGGAATGCCGATCCAGTCGCCGACGCCGTTCCTGACAACAGTCCCGCAGTGCGATCAAAGAATTGATAGACCGGTGCCACCGAGGTAGCAACACGCGTGCTGAAAAGGCTCGCCGTCGCCGTCGTGGCCGCGCCCGTCGCATTGGTGAACTTCACGCGACGCGGCATCGTGGAATAAGGCAGCGGCGGCGTAGTCAATTCGCCCGTAGCCGTCAAGCGCTCAAAGTGCCAGAAGTCGTACCAATTGGTTTGACCATCAGGGGAATATTGCAGAACGCAGTCCAAACCAGTGGACGAGCCTGCTGTAAAGGCCGTCAGGTTCAGAGCAAAGATAGCTGAAGTGCCGGTCGTTGGCGTCGTGACAGCAGAATTGCCGCTGGCTGCCGCAAAGCTGACTGCGCTCAATTCAGTGACGGCGGCAGACAACCCGCTGACCGTCAAAGCAGCGCCATTGACCGTCGATCCCGAAAGCGCAATGGAGGCTTGCACCAAGCCCCCAATCAAGGGTTGCACCACCAAAGAGGTATCCGTCGCCACGACAGCCGTGGAACCTGCCTTGATGGTCGCTTTGTTCGTGCCCGCAGAGTCCAGCAGGGCCACGGCATTGTTCGGGCTGATCGCAACGACGAGTGCCGTATCTGCCGCTGCCGCAGGCGTAGAAGCCGCCTTGACGGTGCCCAGAGAAACCGGAACCGCCGACTGATCCGATGCAATTGCCACAGGCAGCGAACTGGCCATAACCACTTGGCCCTTGGCCGGCAGGTTGGTCGCCACGGTACCCATGTCATTGGAGATGCGGCGCAGTTTGGCACTCACCGAACCTGCCGCACCCGCTGCCACAATGGCATCCGTGGTCGCGCCTTCCGCAACATCCGCACCATCAGCCACGGTCACTGCACCGCCGCCACCCCCACCACCACCCGTCGTGGGCAGGCCCGCCGATGCACTGGCCGGGACAAAGTTGCCGTTGCTATCCAGCGAGCCGACGACAACCGCCTGCACCGTGTTTTGGCCAGGGCCTTGCGCGCCGCCCGTGGGGTATGCATTCTGACTCATGATGTTTCCTTACGATTCGTAGGCGCCGCAGTCTTTGGTGACGGACTTCGGACGGTTGGTGTAGACAATATCGACGCCCACGGTGAACCCTTCGGACGTAGTAACCGCTTGACGTGCGCTGCTGGGCGTGCCGAGCGTGAAATCCTTGCTGGTGCGATTGGTGAAATTGGGACTGGTGGTAATCGGCGTCGAATCCTTGGCAGCCGATCCGGTCAGCGTGCCCGCATAGTCGTAATAGACGTTCTGCGACATGCTGATATTGGAGTCAGCGCCTACGAACACCGTATTGGCATACCAAGAATTGGTCGTGCTGCGACCCGAGGCCCCTGCAAAGATATTGTGGGCGATATAGAGCGTGCCGTTGTTGGCATAGCCTTCGGTCACGAACGCAGAATCATTGATCGAGCCCGTTCGGTTCCAACCGTAAACCGTGTTCATTACCCAATACATGCTGAAAGTCGGTTGACCCGCGAGGTTCAATCCCTCCATGCGCAATGCATTCAGGCCGCAGTTCGTCACTACGTTGTTATAGACATTGATGGCGATGGACGACTGACCGCAGTTGATGCCGTATTTGGCCGTGTTGTCAATGAAGTTGCCCGCAATCTCGCACCCTGTGAACACCGAAGTGTTGACGCTATTGGTGTTCTGCCAATAAAACTGAATTCCCGAGCCGGCCGTGCAGTTCTGAATCAGGTTGCCAAACACTGAGGTATTCTGCGTGGCGCCTTCATACGTACCACCCGACGCGCCGCCGCAGTAAATGCCGTGGTTTTGCAGGTCAGTCAGGTTGCCGCTGATATCGTGAATCCAGTTCCACCGCAGATAGGTGTTATGGAAGTCGCCAGACAAGCCGCCGCTGTTGGTCGTTCCACTGGAGGTTGGCCATCCGGCGCATTCGTTGTCATAGACACGCCAAAAATACGCGCCATTCTGACCATTGACGAGACAAGCGTCCCGAGCACTGGTCGTCGTCTGTTGTCCCTTCAGACCCGAGACAGAGACATACCATCCATGCCCATTGGACGACGAAGCAAAGGACGATTCGACCCCGAGGATGCCGCCACCGCTGGCCATGGTAAAGAACGGAATGTCCGGCCCGATACCCGGCGATCCTTGATAGGCGCCAAAATGCACATAGCCATGTCCTGAAACGCCCGTCGGCGCACTGCCGCCGCCCACCGCCGTGGCCCATGTGCTGGTCGTTGCGAAGCGGAAAACCGTGTTGAGGTAGCCGCCTTGGATGGAATAGCTGCCACCCAAAAACACAATGTCATCACCAGGCGCCAGCCCGCCCCCCGCACAAATCCCCGTGAACGTTGAGCCCGTCCAGACCTGCGCATTGGCAAAGGGATGATTGATATCGTTTTTGACGCCCGTGGAGTCACTACCGGTCGGCGAGACATACCAAATATTGCCGACTTGACTTGTGAACCAGCTAGACAGCACATTGCTGCGCACGCCTGCCAACGTGACCGACAAGTCATAGACGTGACCCGACGTATTCGCGCCGACCGGATGGCCGAGGCGAACGCTCGCCAGTTGAATGCCCGTATGTGTGGCCTTGGACGATTGGAGGTAGTTATAGACTGCCACCTCATGCCATGCGTTGTCGCCAAGCGGATCACGGAACCAGACTTGCAATCCCGCCGTCGTCCCGAAGTTGCCAGAAGTCCCGCCGTTATAGAGGTAGAACTTCACGTCGCCGCCGTTGCCGTCAAACCCGTTGGTTTGCGAAGCCGAGATGCGATCCGTATCCACTAGCAGAGGCGCGCCGCCTCCACCCCCCCCACCGGAAGTGCCTGCCGCCGTATTGAGAATGACTGCCGCTGCCGCAGCAATGATCGTCAACTGCATCATGCCGAACGCACCGCCGCGCTGAAGGACACCCAATCACCGCCGTTGGTCGAAGTCACACCGCTGACCGTACTCGCCGAGGCAATGACCTTGGTGAAGCAGGCCACCCATGCTGCGCTGGCTTGACGAGCGGTATAGCCCGCAGGCGTGCCGGCAACCGCATTGAAGTTGCACGCAAAGACTACGTGCATGGCATTGGCCGTGGCCGTGGTGATGGACGGATATGTGATGGTTGCCGTCGTTCCCTTGCTGCCAACTGGCGTCGAAACATCCGGCTGCGTGGCATTGGCGCCGCCGATGACGACGAGCACGCCTTGACCATTCGTGCCGCCGCTCGGGAAGGTCAGCGTGGTGCCGCCTTCCGTGCCTGCCGCGATCTTTTTCATCAGCGTACAAGGGAACGCATTGGTCGTCGTATTGACCGGTGTGGTTTCGTTGGCGAATCCGCTCGGGCCAGTGGTCGTACCCGTGTCCGTCAGGAAACAGGCATAGATCACATCGCCCGCCACGATGCCGGCGGGTGCCGTGCCGGTGAAGTTGCCGCCCGCCAAGGTCAGGACAGCACCACCGCGATAGAGCGTATTTCCGCCGCCACCACCCGAGGTCAGGCCCATGGCCATCATCATTGCAAGAGTTGCACTCATGGCTTAGGCGTAGGAGGTGACCATGACACGCCACCGAGTGGAGGTGACCTTTTGCGCGATGGCCTTCTGTCCAGCGGCAATAGTTACCGAGCCCGAGGTGCCCGCTGTCCCCACCAGAATCAGCGTGTCGGTCGTGATGGCCAGGGTAACCGTTCCTGCGCCCACGTCGTTATCAACCGCGAACATCGCACCCACTGGGAATGCCACAGAAGCATTGGCAGGGATCGTGAACGTGCGGGCCGTCGTATCGGCTGCGGGGTGATAGATCGTCTTGCCACTGTCCGTCAGCACCAGCGTGTAGGCCGCGCTCTGCGAATTGATCGGCGATTCCAGATAACCGATATTGGACGACACTCCGGGGAATGTCATCGTGGTCGAATCGGTGCCGGCCAGCGTCAGTGTATTGGACGACGTGAACGTCTTGCCAGCCGCAATCGATAGCGTACCCGTACCCGTGGCCCACGTGTTGCCATTCCAAGTCGTTCCGACCACCGCACCAAACGTCTGCGTGCCCGTGAACGTCTGGGCCGCATCCGTGCGTGCCGCCGTGAAGTTGGCATCGGGCAGCGTGACAGTCCGAGCCGCTGTCGGGCCGGTGAACGTCATCTGCTGGCTATGAATCGGTAGCGTGCTGCTGGCATTGGGCAAGGTCACCGCGATAGATCCCAGCGCACCCGTGGGCGGGGACACCGTGACATTTCCGCTTGTGGCATTGTTGTACACCACCGAGCCCACCGACGTACCCGCGACACCGAGCGTAATCTTGGACGTGCCATCCGTCACCAGACCTGCCGCCGTGGTGATATCCGAGCCTGTGTTGGCCAGCACCAGCCGATTGGCCGTCAGGTTGTTGCCGGTATTGGTCACCGTGCCTGTGCCGCCAGTGCCGATGGGGCCATTCCAAACCGCCGAACTGGCTGTGTTGGATTCGCACCAATACATGGTGTTGGCCGAGGTATTGAACCACAGCGAGCCCGGCCCATAGCCCTGCGTCACGTCATTCGTGCTGCCCGGGTTGGTCGTGGCCGTCGTGTTGTTCAGGAACGGGCCATCCCCAAAAACGTGGTAGTTCGTGCCGTCATAGCGGAACATCATCCACAGTTGACCACTGGCCGGAATCGGGCAGGTCGTCCGCGCCGCCTGCGTCACCACCGAGAATGCACTCGGGAAGGTCAGCGTATGGGGATTGGTATCGCTGTTGGTGACGTGAATGGAGAACCAGGTATTGGCCGTCGCAGGCGTGCCGCTGAACGTGAATGTCGAGTCTGCCGCGATGGTCTTGGTGTTCAGGCCCTTGGTCACATCGATAGCCAGCGCCGCCATAGCATTGACCGTCGTGATATTGGCGCCGTCCGTCGTGACGATGCCACTTAGGGTCGGGGCACTGATGGTCGGCGAAGTCGCGAGCACATAGTTGCCCGAGCCCGTGTTTGCTACGCCAACGACCGTGGTCGCCGAGTTCCATTGAGCTGTTTGCCCGCTGGTCGGCGTACCGCTATTGGAGACATTGCCACCGCCTGCGGGCGTGGCCCATGTACCATTACCACACCAGAATGTGCTTGCAGAGGCCGAGGTGCCGCTGTTCAGGTTAGTCACCGGCAGATTGCCTGTGACGCCAGTTGTCAGAGGCAGGCCCGTGGCATTGGTCAGCGTCAGCGCGCTCGGAGTGCCCAGGTTCGGCGTCGTCAGGGTCGGACTCGTCGCCAGAACCGGTGAGCCTGTGCCGGTCGCTGTGACACCTTGCACCACTGTAGCTGAAGTCCACACAGCCACTTGACCAGAAGTCGGTGTACCGGTGTTGGACACATTGCCACCACCGCCGCCCGTGGCGTTGACCGTCTGATTGGGCCATGTGCCCGTCACCGTGACATTCGTACCCGCCACAATGCCCGGAGTCGCCGTCCCCGTGCCGCCATTGGCAACCGGAAGCAGCCCAGTCACGCCCGTAGTGAGCGGCAATCCGGTTGCATTCGTGAGCGTCGCAGCCGAAGGGGTGCCGAGATTGGGTGTCGTGAGCGTGGGGCTATTGGCAAAGACTGCCGCGCCTGTACCCGTCTCGTCCGTCAGGAGCGCCGCCAGATTCGCACTCGTCGGCGTAGTTAGGAACGTCGCTGCGCCCGTCGCCAAGCCGCTAATGCCCGTCGCGACTGGCAGGCCCGTGCAGTTCGTCAGCGTGCCACTCGTGGGCGTGCCAAGTAGTGGCGTGGTCAGCGTCGGCGACGTTCCGAACACCAGCGAGCCCGTGCCCGTTTCATCCGTCATCACGCCCGCGAGTTGCGCGGAAGTCGTCGCCGCAAACTGACTCAGGGGATTGGAGGTCAGTGCATTTCCGCCGCCGGAGAGCGTGACATACTGAAAGCCCGTCGCGCCCGCATTGACCTGAAGCACCTGCAAGGGCGAGCCAATCGACAGCACCGAAGCCGCCTTCGGCCCCGTCCCGACCACCAGGTCGCCTGGCGCCTGCCAAATGGCATCCGTGGCAACACTGCCGCCGCCCTTGGTCGAGACTTGCACGCCGTTGACATCGTGCGTGACAAATGTCAGCGTACCGTCACTGGCAATCGTTGCCCCATTCTTGGTCGTCTGACCGTAGGCATCGACAAAATAGATACTTGGGTTGGCCATACGTCAGGCTTTCTCTTGCTTGTTGAATGGCGCTCCAACGCCAAGGTCTTGCTCTTGTTCGGGGGGCTCGGGCACGTCATTCGGGTCAATGCCGTGATACGGGCTGGTTTCGTCGTTGGCCAGCACTGTGCGCACTTCTTCAGGGCTGATGATCCCGTCATTGATGCGGATGGAATCTGTCTCGGCCTTCGCCTTGTCGGCGGTCGCCTCTTCTACCTTGTCCAAGTGCTTGATCGGATTCCACTTCCAGCCGATGTTCGGATCGATGGCGCCCCAAATGTTCAACTGCGCCAGCTTGATCAGCGCTTCCATCACAGGCGATGCATGCGCCTCCTGATCCGAGGACAGCGACTCATAGAACGCCTGCAATTCGCCATCGGATGAAGCGTTCAGACCGCTGGGCGTGATGCCGAACAACTTGATGAACGGAATCTTGCATGGCGCGGCCATGTGCTCCTGTGCCTGCGCTTGCAGCTTGTCCAGCGACGACAGCGGTGTGGAGACGTTAGAGAATTCTTCCTGTGCATCCGCATCGATGGCAAACACGCCCTGATTCGAGCGCGTCAGGACAAACGCTTGCAGGCGCTTGAGCAATTCGTCGCTCTGCACCAGCGTGGACATGTTTGTCTTCAGAACCGACGTACTGAAGTTCTGGATAATGTCGTTGACCGATTGCCGCGTGTTGAGCCAATTGTCCACATACGGCTTCATCATCTGAACCATTGACAGGCCGCCGAAGGCATAGGCCGGCTTCAGGATATCGCTCACCGGATGCGGGATAATCGTCAGCAGGCGCGAGGTATGCACTTCCTTGCCTAGCACGTACCACGATTGCGGCCGATAGTAGTCGTCCCTCAGCGGATTGTTCGTGTTATAGAGCCCCGGATACGTCCAAATTGGCTCAACGACCGTGATGCCCTTGACGCCACCCTTACCAATCTTGGCCGGATCAATCAGCAGCGGCTTGTTCAGTTCGTCCGGCTTGTCACTTGCGCCAGTGTCAATGTAGATTTGCGCCCGCCCATAGCCTTCAGCCATCTCTAGCGTGGCCCGCATGACTGCCTGCACATTCAGGCGCTTGAGTTCGTCCTCAACTTCTTTCTTCTTTTTGCCTGCTGCCTTCTTGGCTGCCTGCGAGTCGTCATCCTCGCCCGTATACGTCACGATGCCCCAATTGCGGGTCATTTCCGAGGCAATCGTTTCGCATGGAACACGGTATTCGCTGCGCTGCAAAAGTGCCGCGATGACCGGGTATCCGATGAAAGCCTGCCCCTCATTGAACGCTGCCAGCAGCGTATCTGAGTAGGGATAGAGGAACTGCGTATTGCTGCCACCCGCCCCGCAGGCATTGTCCATTGCCATGACAGCATTGTTGCCCGCAGGGAGCACGCCAGGCGCTGGCTTATAGGCTGCCAGCTTCATACTGCGCTCAACCGGCTGCTGGAAATGAATATCGCCCCACCCCTTGCGGCGGTGGGATGGCTTCGGAGTTTCAACCGGCAAAATTGCCGCTTCAGGTGGCTTAATCTTTTGCCAGAACTTCCAGTTCATCGGAACCTTGTTGTTTGCAGGGCGTTCAGTTGCGCGTCACTCATACTGAACGTGGAAAGTGTCATCAGTTGGGCAAACGCCCGGGACAGTGCATCCACCTGGTCATCATGTGTGCCGTTTGGGAATACTCGCAACTCATCGGCGAATTTCTGATTCCACGGCCCCATGAGTACCAACACATTCCCAACGTTGCATTGGGCAGCTACGGGTTCGGCACGCAGTTGTTTGTCGCCGCTTTCTGGGGAACTAATCACCCGATAGCCGGCGAATTGCTTGGTTAGGTAAGCAACCTGCGATTTTCCGGCTTGCCCCGGGTCTTGCGGAAAGTCGATTTTGACTGATCGCCCGTCTCTGGATGCGGTCGCCAGCATCATGGCATCGCGTTTATCTGGCCCATGTCGGAAGCGAGTTACGTCCCCGACAATATAACGGCCGTCTGCCATTCGACCCAATTTTACACCGGCTGTCCAGTCCCCATCATTCTCGGTCGAGGCCAAATCCCATCCGCGTACCCACGTAATATGACCCGCTGGCAACGCTTCCACATAGGTCATCATGTCCGGCTTGAACAGGTCACCTTCGCCCGGGGTCGGTCGCTGCTGAAACAGCGAAGCCCACATGCGAGGGTTACTCTCAAACTGCGCCCAATGCTGGCGGTCAAACCATTCCGGCCACAGATACTCACCACGCTCACGCCCCAAGGGATCGTCGGTCACCTCGCAACGGGCTTGCAGGCAAATGACCTCCCACTCCATGCCATCCCGACACATGAGTTTCCCGCTCTGGCCATTCCAGCCCTCAGGCAGAATCCGGCCGGCAAGATCGTCTTCATGCCAGCGCGTCTGAATGAGGCAAATCCACCCGCCGGGAATCAGACGGGTCTTCAAGTCGTTTTCGTAGGCGTCAAAGGTCTTGTCGCGGATTACCTCGGACTGCGCATCCTCCCGGCCCTTGATCGGGTCATCAATAATGATGCCATTGGCGCGATTACCCGTAATGCCGGACAAAATGCCGCCCGACATATATTCACTGCCGTTGGTCAGTGCAAATTCCTCGGCCGCCCGGGATTCTGCTGTCAGCCCCGTCTGAAAAATGCTCTGATAGCGCGTCTGATTGATAATCGAGCGCGTGCGCCGACCCATCTTGCGAGCCAATCCACTCCCGTAGCTGGCCAGGATGATCTTGCGTTTAGGCTTGGCGCCGAGGTAGTGCGAGGGAAATACCACGCTGGCATACGTGGATTTTGCCGAGCCAGGCGGCATGAATACCATCATGCGCCCGTGCTTGGTGTTGCTCAATCGATCCAGCGCGGCCAATAGCAGCCGGTGGTGATCCGCAACGGTCGTTTCTACCGGCTTGAAAAACTCCGTGTCAGGGTCGGAGTCTTCCCCCACCGGCTTGCCGGGGATGTCAATCGCATTCGAGTAATCGAGAAGATTAGTCCTCGCTCGGCGCCGGATCAGCAGTTCCCGCGCCGCTTGCTGTTGCAATGGCGTGAAGCTCTGCGTCTGTGAGTTCATGCAGTTTCTTGGAGGAATCTAGGGTTACCTTCGCCTCAGTCTTGGCGGTCGGCCCCGCAATGTCATAGGTGTCCCGCTCAATCGTGGCATTGGTCTTAATCATTTCCACGATCTTCTTTTGGCCATCAATGCGATTGGGGAGTTCCAGCACTCGACGCACCATGGACATTTGCCGGTCAGCGTCGGCTCCCTCACCCTTCACAATCTCGGCCACATCAAGGTAAAGCTGATGGTTGCGACTCAGGGACTCCTGCTCGTCTTGGAGAATAGCGATGTTCTCCCATGCGCGATCAATGTGCCGCTTGTGCTTTTGTTTGACCCGCACGATAGCCTCCGCGCCAGCTTCCACCATTTGGCGCTCGGATACCTTTTTCGCGTTGGATACCTCGGTGGATACCAATGCCTTGGATACCAGTTCATCCGCTTTGGCTTTGATCTTGGCGCCGAGGTCGCGTGTCCAACTATCCCGATTGGCGCGCTTGTTAATGGCGCCATGGGTGACCCCATTTTCAGCGGCAATTTCCCGCAGAGTCAGGATGCCAGCGCGGTATTGGAGTTCGATCCGCTCCCAATCCACTGGCTTTTTAGGCTCAGTCATTTTCAATAGGCAATTTTGCCGGTTCAGTGAGTTTAGAGGGTCGGCCCATGGTTACTCACCCTTGGATTGCAGTTCGTAGGCGGAGGGGCAGGCGTCACATGGGATCATCACGCCAGACTCAGGGTCGAAGATTTCCCCGTATCCGCCATTGCAGCAGTTATTTCCGCACTTGCCGCAGACAACCATGCGGCCGCACATATCGCAGTCAGTCCATTTGTGCAGCAGGAAATAATCGCCCTCGTTCATCAATGCACCATGTCATCCGGGTCGGTGGCGAGCCAGTAAAGTTTGCGCAGTGCAGCATCCATGCGCTCAGGCTCAGGCATATCCGAAATAGCCTCAAGGTCGCCGCGTAGCGCTGCCATGGCAGCAGGCCATTGCTCATGCTTCATCACCATAAACCATTCGACCATGACAGCAGCCATGCTGGACTCAATCATGGCGGTCAGTTCTTGTTCAGTCGTCATTCTCTTCGTCCTCCGGAAGATAGGCGTATTGGGCGCATTCGCCCAACCCAGCTCCATTTCCGCAACCACATCCGCAGAGCCAGTCTGGGTTTGTGTCGTCTTCTGATTCTTGTTCAGGGGTCATGCGTAAATCCTAGATCGGCCGTAGAGCCAGCGCGTGGCGCCTTGTGGCGTACCGTCAGGGCTTATGTAGGCATAGCGCTCGCGGAAGTTTACCACAAGCCATTTGCCTGGAATTCGCACATTCAGCCAATGGCCGAAGATGGTCAGTCCGCCGCCCATGAAGCCTGCGATGGTCAAGGGGAACGGATCACCCTTGAATCGCCAGCCGAGGCAATTGGCCTTTTCCCA